TATATTGCTCTTGACGTTTAAGCATGGGGACAAAGCCCTCTACCGGCTCGCGCCTCTTTCGATCTTCATGTTGCAGCCGCACGTAGGCTAGGCGCATCATATCATCAATCGACGGTCGCCAGCTTTCGTCGGCGTTTGGCGGTCTATGGATGCCGGGAATGAACTGCTGCATCAATTCCCAATGGGAGCCGCAACAGAAAAAGACTCGCGGGTGCGCCTCATAAGGACGCCACGCGGAACGCCAGACCGACACCGTGGCGTAATCTACGCAGGCTCTCATCTCGCACCGCGGACGTTCCGCGCATGAGCAGCCGCTACAAAGCGGCTTTTCATCTGTGCTTGCGTTTGGGTTTCGGAGCATCGGCGGCATATGGGGGTTTAACGCGGCGGTGCCGACAAGGTGAAGGCGCAGCTTGAACTTGATCCATCCGGCGACGTGCAGCCGCTGCGCTTACCGAGTTCGATTTGCGCCGACATCAATGCGTTCCATTCCTGGCATGTGTAGGTGCCTTGCATCGGCTGATCTGAGCAAGTGATCTTCGTTCCTTCCGTCGAACTTCCTGAATAACAGAGGGTGCCAAGGGCGATGACGATGCAGCCAAACGTGTACATTTGAAGCTCCCTGCTTTTGTGATGTATTCGCCTATCTGTATGGCAGACCATCGGGTGGCGATGGCGCCTCCATCCATCGCTCGAACTCGAACATATCGTAGCCTTCCTCAAGCTCCGGGTGATTCTGCGCGTCCGCTTTGGTGGCCTTGCGCGAGAATATTAGACCGAGTTCCTGTGCCCATTTTTGCACGTCGGCGCCATCAACGTCGATCCCATCCCATGATGCCTGAATGACGCGGCGGGAAAACTCACGGGCCGCATCTAGCTGTTCTTTTTGATTCATCAGACTCTCCAAAGTGTCTACTGATTAACTGCCGTTAGTTCCGCAATGCGACGCCGTATGGCGTGTGCTACTGACATCGCTCCGGCCGCCTTGACGTGGTCAAAAGATTTGCGGCGGCGGTTGGCAATCTTCTTTGCGATGCTCTCCGCTTCCTCCAACATCGAAATAGCTACGGGTCGCCTTTCGAGCTTGGCGACGCGGCTATTAAGTTCCTTGAGTTCGCCGTCGATTTTGGAAAGCACTTTTTCAACGCTCATGTTTCCTCCTGTTTTGGACGGGTCAGTCGGCTACTTCACCAATTGATATCGGACGACAAGAGTTTGCGGCTTGCATCACGCCACTGCGGGCCAATCTGACCGCACTCTATGGCGACCGCGCGCGCCTCATCCCGAGTGACGAACCGTCCGGTTGTCGTCAGAAAACCTTCAACATCATTCAGATTGCTGGTCGTGGGATTTTCATCCCCGAGCAATGCCCGAATCCGCCAATGCTCTTTAAAATCGCCGCAGTGCGTTTGCCCGTCGCGAATGAGGGCAGCAGAGGCTAGGCGTTCTTTATTGGGCCGTCTTTGCGTGGCTCGCGCCGCTGCTCTAGCTCGTCTCAATCCTTCGCCCATTTCAAGCTCCATGCTGTTCGGCGGTTAGTCGATTAGACCGTAGCTGCGCAACAGCGTCTTACCCGCCTCGGTGATGAAAAGATCGGGCATCGTTTCCGGTCCTCGGTTGACAACATAGCCGTGGCGAAGCGGGTCACCGTAGCCGCAATCTCCCGCCGCATAGGTGCTGAGACTGCCGGTATCGCGATTGAACGTCGCGAGCCATTTAAGATGATCTTTCGTCATGGCGACATACGTCCTGTTAACCGGGATACGCTTTGCGCGCCGACTTCACGCTTTTACGGACCCATACCGGAGCGCGTTTCAAGAGCGCGGCACGCTGGCGCACGGTGAGCATTCCAAACAGATACATGAAGGCCGGTGAGGCGGCGATCAATCGCGCCTCTTGCTCGCTAGGCGTCATACAGCGCCCCCACGTCCATTCCTTTGGTTCGGTGGCGTTCCCTTGGCACGCCTTGCACGGCGACACAGAGAGGATGTGAGCGATCATCGAGTCCTCGCCGCCGCCGTATAGCGAGGCCATGCTGTAGTCGTGGATTTCCCAGCCCCACGGCCCCGGCATCGGCTTGCCGGGACGCTTGTGCAAGGCGTCTTGCCGCTCCTGCCATCCGCAACGCGCGCCCTTTGGGATGGGGTCGCCTGCGAAAAGCTCGGCCGCTCTTTTTGCGATGTCGCTCATTCCCGATTAACCCCGTGTATGTGCCTATTTGCTCAAATTGAATCCGCAAGGTCCGCCTCGACGCGACTGATGAAAGTTCGCACATCTTGCCGCACAAGCCCGATAGCTTCCTCTGGCGTATCCGCAATCACATAGAATTGCGTTACGGTGTTCGTCCCGGTCAGCGCCGATCTAAACTCGGCCGAATATTTTCCGTCGTGCCGGCTTTTGCTGACGACCATCCCGCCGCCATCAAAGCGATCGTCATTGACGGCACCCTTTGCGACCTCCCAATGCCACCCGAGGTTTTCCCAAACGCGGGGCTGCCATCCATCGCCAAGCCGCGTGGCGAGCGTTGCGGCATCTTTTGTGGCGCGGTCAAAGTCGGCCCTGGTGCACCAGCCTTTTGCGCCGCCACAACGGGGCGAGCAGTACTTGCCGCCGGGGAGGCTTCGCGGGGTCCAATCTCGGTCGATGACATTAAGCTTGGGCATCTTGTCCTCGTGACGTTGGCGACATACGACGCAAATGTCGGCTAGTGAACATCGCGAAACAGGTAGCAACCGCTCATCGGTATGATGGCTGGTATTGCCAGCCACCATTCGCCGCTGCCGGCGCCAAGACCAATTGCCACGCCCGCAAGCAAGCCCCACAGGAATCCCATTTTTCGATCGTGATTCATCACGCCACCTTCTCGCTGCTCTTTTCCATCCGCATCCGCTGCACGGTATGGGTGTTCTCCCGGCTGGCGCGGCTGTAGTCCATCGTCTGTGAAACGTCGGAGTGTGTCGCAGCATCGCGAACGTGAGCAGCCTGGGCGCCCATGGCGATGGCCTCACTTATCGCGCCAGCCCGAGCGTCGCGGTTCTGGACGTTCAACGGCACGCCACATTCGGTTGCGATGATCCGCCATTCCTCGCGGAAGTCGTCGGCCTTGTAGGGGAAGCCGGTGTATTCATCGATGATGACGGGGCCGCTCGCCGGTAGCAATGATCGATCGGCAGAACAGCCCGGCCATATGTGCTCAAGCTCGGCCATGACCAGCGGCGCCAATCTCAGGTCCGGCTCAGAGAGTTTCTTGCGCTTGCTCGTCACGTGATGGACGATAAAGTTTGCGTCGATTTCTTCCCAGCGCAAACCTTTGAGCCATTTCATCGGGCCTCTTTTCGGGTGCATCGAACAAACATCCGACAGTCCCGGCTCACCAATCGGCAGCCACTCGCCGAGCACGTCCTTTTGCCGCCAAGTGCATTCAAATTGGAGGGCTTGAGCGAGCCCGACCATGGGGAGGCGCGGGCGCGCGGCGTTGCAAATCGCGGTCGCTTGTTCGCGCGTGATATGGACCGTTCGGGGCTTGCCGTTGGCGAAACGGCCTTTGCTCAGCAGTAGCCCGAGGCGCTGGCAGGCTTCATCATCGAGCGCGAAGAAGCCGAAGTTGGCGAGCGTGCGCAGCATACCAACAAGCGCATGGCCCATGGAGACTTTCTTGCCACAGTCGGTCCAGACTTGGTGCCACTCGTAGATCGTGCGGCCCTTGATGGTCGCCACGTCCACGTTGCCGTGGTCGCGCTCGATCTGCGTCATGAGCCGGACGTAGTACCGCCGCGTGCAGTATTCGAGCTTGGCGAAGTTCGACACCGGGTCGGTGCGGTAGGCGGACATGAGGGTGCGGAGGTTCATGGTCGCACCACGGCGAGTTGTTCGCAATGATAGCCTTCACGCTGAAACTTTGCTTTCTTTTTCTTAAAGTCCGCCGAGCCGTAAATGCTGCCGGTTTTTATCAAGACAAAATCATTCCAAGCGTCCGCCCTATTCGTGTTCGCACTGCCGTAATGAATGCCTTTATCATTCATCACAAAGTATAGGCGCTCAAGCACAGAATAACCGACTGCTAAGGTGATACCTTCCCCGTGACGCAATGGAAAATGTCTCTTACTCATGACTTTACCTTCCGGTACTGCATTTCCGATGTAAGCCCGAGGGCCTTCAAGATTGCCGGGCCAGGCTCCCGTTTCTTATTGAGTGTATCGCTCACATAGGCCGGAGACAGATTATGCTTTGCCGCCCATGCCGCAGCGGTGCCGACTTCCGCTACGGCATTTTTCAGGAGCTTTCGTACATCGTCGGCGGTCATGGCTTTTACGCCTCGGTCGGGGCCAGCAGAAGGGTGCGCTCGCCTTGGTTGCCGCTCTGGGTGCCGTATTTGTACTGCATTTCGACGACCTTGAGCAGCTTTCCGCCAGCGTTACACGCCGCATTGCCCACAGCCGGCGTGACGCGGCCGGCGATGATGTCACTCATGAGCGCAGACATCAGACGCGCAAACTGCGCACCAGTTTCGACGCCGTGCTCGGACAACCGAGCGCTCCGCGGTTTGGCTTTTGAAGCTCCCGTTTGATGGTTCGTAAGATGGCTCGACTTTTGCTTAGCCACGATTTTTCTCCTTTGAGATTGATGGGACCGTTGTAGTACCAACGCTTTTGCTCTGCCCTTTTTCTCGCCCTTACTTCGGGGCGCTTAAAATCCTCTTTGGCCAAGAACGTTCGATGCTTAGTCCAGTGAAACTTACATCGCCGTCCGTACCAAGCGCCGTTACCCGCGTGGCGAACCTTAAAACAAGGCTTTCCACATTCGATGCAGCCCCTAATCGGTTTGCACTCCTTAGAGCGCCGTGGCCGCTTTGGGATTTTGAGTAGGTCAAACACCCTTGCGACCGACTTATGGGTAACGTCAAACAACAGAGCAATTTCAGAAAGCGTTTTTTGCGCCTTCCAGTAAAGGCGCCGAAGCAATTTCCGATCCCTTGGAATAATTCGACCATGATTGCCTGCCGCCTGAACCATTGAAAGACAATACGCTTATTCGCTGATAAGTCTAATCACGAATTATTACAAGGAATATAGTCTCCCTGCTTCACCTCAGACTGTCGGGAATCGCGACGGCGTAGCATTACCCAATAGGTCTGGCACACATGCTTTGCCCTGGTCGAAGTGACGTGGCCGAACAGAGGCTCCCAATCAGGCATCAAGGCTAGGACGCGCCCGAGCTTTTGATCGTGGTCGTTCCATTTGAAAGCCATCAAGGCGTCGGGCAACGTGACGCGCCACGCCTCCTTGGCTGATCGCTTGATGATGTCCCGAATCTCATCGGTTGTGTGATGCCCGTAGTCGCGGCTGATGTTGCCGTTGGCGCCGCCGTTCACATGGGGCGGATCGAACACCACCATGCCGTAGCCTTCGCCCACGGCCTCCGGAAGCTCCCTGGTGTCGGCCACAATGTCAGGCTTCACGGAAGGGCGCACGTCAACGTAGGTGCAATCACGGTGGTTCTTATCGAACCAGACCGCCCTGTTGCCCGCTGACATATCCAAGATTTTCACTGTGAGTTTTTCGACATTGCAGAAGGATGTCGGCAACTGTCCGGGAATTGCCGAACCATAAGGTCCGGCGGGATAGGCGCCTTCCCGGTCATTTGCTTCATGAAGAACGGGATAGACCACTCTGCGCAGTAGTCGCGAACGTCGCGCGCCCATTGTGGGTCCATCGGGCGAGCACCTGTGCCACTTTCGCCGCCGCAGATGATCCAGTCGATTGGTGGAATCGGATTATTGAGAGGATCAAGCGGGCCGATGGCAGGCTCGTAGCTGACAAACATCACCGTCGGCTTTAGGCCAATCCAGGCTTTGTAGCGGCGCACGAAATTTGGGAGGTCCTCTGCCGTGAAGCCGAGCCATACATTGACTGGAGGCTTGCGCGGCCATGGCGATAGCTTGTCATAATTTTCCGGCCGCTTCGTCAGTAGCAGCCAATCGAGTTCGGGAGTGGCCTCGATCACGTCGCACAGGTCGCGGCGCCATTCCATCGGGACCTGATTATCGAGCCAGTCCGCCAACGAGGCGCAGAACACGCGCGGGCGCGTGCCGGTAGCGCGGGCGGCCTTGGCCCACTGAAGGGGCTTCCGCCAATTCGCCGCGCTGGTGCGCTTGCGCTCGCCGTGCGGACCCCATTCTACCTTGTGGTAGCGGTGGTCCATCATCGCCTCGGCGTAGCAATGATCGCAGCCGGGCGAGACTTTCTGGCATCCGATCCACGGATTGAAAGTGTGGTCGGTCCATTCAATTTTGCTGTTCTCGCCCACGGTACTTTTCTACCTCCAAAACAGGCACATATCTGTCATCAGCCGGCGATTGTGCGGGCGCGTTTAAGCGCAGCACCGAAAGTCCATTGGCCGCAGGCGCCAATCCACCATTCCACAAGAGGATGTCGCAGTGCCTCGCGAAAACACAATTCGCTCATGCCCAGATGGACGCGATATTGCCCGTGCAGGCAATTGAGGCATTGATAGTCGTACCGTTCGTTGGGGTCTTTGGTCTCAAGCCACGCGATCAATGAAGCCCATGAATATGGCGCCGGCTTCGTCTGTACTTCCCATTTCGGATCGTAGAGCATTGTTCTCTCCTATGATTTTCCCGACATACTGTCGTCTGTGCCTATTCGGCCGGCTGCTTCTTCATGAAGCCAATCGCCTTCGTGACGTCGTTTCTCAGATTGTCGAACGTGTCGTCGTCCGGCCAGGTGATTTTGTTGCGCGTCTCTTTGTCGGCCTTCCACGCCTCGTGCAGGTCCTTTGCATTCGTGGCGCGCTGAATTATCGCTTTCCACTTCGCGACGTAATCGGCCGCGGTGGTGACCTCGCCGACTCCCGCAGGAGTCGGCTCGATCGCTGCCGCGTCACCACGGGCAGAGGGCTGATCGCCGCGCGCCCATCGTGCGAACGCCGCGCCCATTTCTTCGGACATTGCGGCACCGTCTTTGATGAACGGGGCGAGATAGTTTGGCAGTTTGATGATGAAGTCCTCGCCGATCTTGTCGGACTTCCACACCGGCACGCCGTTGGCACGCGGCGGCAAGATGCAGCATAGGTCGAGCGTGTGAACGATTTCAAGCGGCGCCACCGGCTGCCAGCCGATATTGACGATCTCTTTCTTGCTGCTGCCGGGTTTTGGCTGCTGCTTGGTTTTCTCGCGCGCGCGGAACGTGAAGATCAGCGGCGTCTTGATGTGGAGAATCCCACTGATCAGTTTTTTGCGCGAAGCTTTCGGCTTGGCCCAGGCGGCCCACTCGTTGTTTCCCATGAGTGGGATCATTTCGTCGTGCCATTCGAGATAGCCGCCTTCGCCCTCATGCTCGTCGCTCATGGAATCGACGATGATGGTGGCGGGGTTGCGCGCGACCTGTTGCTTGATCGCCGTCAAAAAATCCTCGGGCCGGCACGGCGGTGAAAACTCGCAGCACTCGAACGGAATGACGTCGGCATATTTGCGTGACCGGCCGCCCTCGGTATCGAGCACGATGATAGGACCGCCGCGCTCCGACTGGATGCCCTTGGCGACGCGCAGGCTCGATAGTGTCTTGCCGCCACCGGGAGGACCGACCATGCCGAGCAATAATGGTTCCTCTTGGCGGGCGGCTGGCTTGGCGTCGAATTTGCGGACGGGCGCGTTCATTATCCGGCCTCCAAAACATTCTGCGGCTCGCGTTCGGCGGCCTCGATCTCGCGCGTGAGCCATTGCTGTTCACGGTATCCTGGGAATTCCGGCCTCACCGCGCGTGGCAGGTAGCCGGGCCATTGGCCGGTCGCCATGCAATCGTTCCAAATCCCCACCGCATAGGCCAATTGTTTGCGGCCCATGGTCAACCATTGCTCGGTCATCACCATCACGTTGAGCGCGTGCGGCGCGTCCTGCTCCTGGGCGACAAAACGGTATTTGCGGCGGCCGGCGCCTTTCGGGTCGAGCGCGTCGAGCCCGCGTTCGATCATGGCCGCCTGCACATGCCAGCCGCCGGCTTCGGCGCGTAAGCCGAGCAGGTGCGGCGCGACCGACATGCCGGTGGTCTTGTAATCGTCAGCAGCGCGCAGATCGTCGTGCAGCCAATCGACGAGGCAGCGGAACCATGTCTCGCCTTCCCGCCAGATCAGCGCGACCTCGCCGGCACCCTGCGTCAGCGCGTCGGCTTCCTCATGGCGCCGTAGCTGCGCGGCCGCGGCGTCGACCAAGCGTCCGGCCTGCTTGTAGTGGCGATCGAGGATCGCAATCTTGCCGGCGGCGCGCGCGGCGTCCTTGAACGCCGTCGGCTCTTTGCCGCGCCAGCTATCGAATTGCCCGATCGCCAGCGTCTTCCCGCGGCCGATCATGAGCGCGTGCGCCGCGTCGCCGATCACCTTGGCCTTGACGTATTTCTCCGGCTCCTCGTCCTCGTCCGGCGGCGCCGGGGTGCTCAACCGCGGATGCTTAGCGGCGGCGTGCAGCGGGGAGTAATCGCGCAGAACCTTGGCAATCGACTGCGACAACGATGGCTCGGGGCACGGGTCGTCGTGATAGGCCGCGACGTCGATGCCGCGATAAATTCCGGGCTTGGTGATCTTCATCGGCACGCTTCCCTGTGCTTTTCGTGCACATCGTCGCGGCCTTGTTCTTGGCCGGCGAGATAGCCGGCATCCCACGCCGCAGCCCATTGGATTGTCTGCGGAACGAAGAATCGCGCGAGGCCGCGCCGGTAGGGATTGGCCATTGGCTCGTCCCGGTAGCCGGCTGAGCGGCCTTCCTCGAACGGCGTTTTATCGGCCATGCCACTGCCTCCACGCCAGCGTGCCGACCCACACGGCAACGATCGCGACGATCACCGCGGCCAACCGCCAATCGCCGACGACGTCATGGCTCATCGGCGCGGCTCCGTATCCGGCGCCGGATTGGGCCAGCCCGGCACCTGCACGGCGCCGTAGACGTACCGCCCTTGACCCTTCATGCCGACTTTGGCGATCAACCCGAGCTCGCGCGCACGGCGGATGCTGTGTTTGGCGCGGACGACCGGCCACTCAAGTTCCTTGGCCAGCTTCCACGCGGTCATGGGCCGGTTCGCGCGGATATGATTGACGGCCAGTTCGTAGCTCGACAGGCGAGCCTGCGGCGGTCGGCCGTGGCGCCAGCCGGGATTGACGCGGTCGGCGGTGGCGTCGGCTATGGCCGCTGCAGTGGCGCTGGGGATGGCTGTACGCGGCATATCGAAACTCCGGGTCTGACTGGATGTTGATTATTCCCATATTTGTGGAATTGTCAACAGCCCCGTTGACTTTCCCCAAAATATTTGCACTATGGCAGCCCATGATCACTGCGGAAACCCTCAGATCAGCGCGAAAATCGGTCAGCGAGACGCAGGAAGCGTTTGCCCGTCGATTTGGCGTCGACCGCAGCACCTACACCGGCTGGGAAAAGGACGGCCCGCCGAAAGAGGGTACCGCGCCCGTGCTGATTGAGCGCATTCTGACCGAGCTTGGGCAACTCCCCACAGAACAGACCGAAGCAGCGGAGTAAATTCCCATGGTCTACCTCGTCCTCGCCGTCATGGTTGCCGCCTGGCTCGCGCTGGGCGGCGCCTGCGCATGGCAGTTGCGGCACGATGACAGCTTTGCGCCGCGGGCGCGCCGGTGGTTTGCGTGAAGCGCGCCAGCCCGGAGCAGCAGATTCAGCGGGCGGTGTTCCAACACCTAAAGCACCGATCGGCGCCGGGCGTGTTCGCCTTTCATGTGCCCAACGGCGGCTATAGGAAGCCCAAGGAAGCGGCAATTCTCAAGGGCCTTGGGGTGGTGGCCGGCGTGCCGGACGTCATGTGCATCTTCGCTGGCCACGTCTACGCGCTCGAATTGAAGGCTGAGGGCGGCCGGCCGAGCGAAAAACAGCTGCTCGCCGTCGACAACATCCGCAATGCGGGCGGCTTTGCCTGCGTCTGCGAGGGGCTCGACCGCGCGCTGAAAACCCTTGAAACATGGGGTATTTTGCGGGGGCAGGCAGCATGAGTGAGCCGTTTCCCTGCCCGCTGTGCGGCACAAAAATGGGCATCGTCGACAGTCGGCCGACACTACTTGGCAACGCGGCCGCTGTGCGCCGGCGCCGCAAGTGCCTGCAATGCAATCATCGCCTGACAACCTACGAGTGCGAGGCCATAAAAGACGCTGAGGATATGCGTACGGCGCTCGGCCGCGTTGTCGGCCTGGCACGCAATGCTGTGGGCGGACTTGCCAATTTCATCGATCACTACGAGCAGGAACTTGGGCTGTCGCGACCTGACCGAAAGGCGGCGGAATGACCCACTACAATTACGTCCCGCCGAACAACTGGACCGCCGTACGCATTGCGCTGCTCAACAAGCTCGTCGGCGACGGCTTATCCGCAGGCCAGATCGCCGAGGAGCTCGGCGGCATCACCCGCAATGCCGTGATCGGCAAGGCAAGACGGCTCGGCATAGGGTTTTGCGCCACCAATCCCGGCGGGAGGCCAAAATCAGGCCGGAAACCGCGTGCACACCCGTTTGTCGAGCGGAAGGTAAAACACACGCATTTCCCGCCGGCGCCGGCAGTCGACCTGCCGCTCGAGCCCGTCGCAAATCCGGTGACGCTGATGCAACTTACGGATGAGACGTGCCGGTGGCCCGTCGCCGGTGATGGCGCGACCACGATGTTCTGCGGTGCCATGCCGGCTTGTGGCCACGCCTACTGTGCCGGCCATTGCCGCATGGCGTACACGCGGCCGATGACGCCGGCGGAGCGCGAGCTGGCAATGCGCAAAATCCGCAGGATGAAAGCGGCGTGACACTCTCATTGCATGACCAGCCGGGCAAGGCTGCGCTGGCGGTGCGCGGTGACGACCTGTACGAGACGCCAGCCTGTGCGGTCGAAGCGCTACTGCGGTGTGAAAAACTACCGGAAACCATATGGGAGCCAGCTTGTGGTCCTGGCGCGATCGTTCGTGTACTCCGCGGTGCTGGCCACAAGGTTTACGCAACCGATCTCGTTGAATACGGCCTAGAGGATGCGGAATCGCGCGTGGATTTTCTGATGGAATCACACCCGAGTTTTCAGCTTGGGGCCATCGTCACCAATCCTCCATTTAAGCTCGCCGATCAATTCGTGCGCCATGCGCTGACGCTTTGCCCACGGGTGATCATGCTGCTGCGCTTAGCCTTCCTGGAAAGCGAGCGGCGCACCGGCATTCTCGATTCCGGCCTGCTTGCTCGCGTTCACGTTTTTCGCAATCGTCTGCCGATGATGCACCGCGCCAGTTATAGCCGGACGTCGCGGCAGGGGTCGTCAGCGATTCCGTTTGCGTGGTTCGTTTGGGAGTGGGGCCATACTGGCCCAGCGACGCTCAACCGCATTTCGTGGTGAGGCTTGCGCGATGAATCCGGCTGCGCTACAAAAGTGTGCCCCGGTCAGGTGTGACCCTGCCGGGGCTGACCACGATGGGTTTCGAGCCAGAAATCGTGGCGCTAGACGTGGCTACCTAGTCAATTACGGCCACCTAGTCAATAATCTGGCAGCCCGGCATTCAGCCGATCGAGCCACCCCTTCCACAGATCACAGCGGGCTCCGGCGCGTTCCGGGGGTCGAAGCGCGGGGCAAACCCCGGCTCGAGCCCAAGGCGGACGGCGCCCGGCTCGGAACCATGGCAACGTACGGCATTGTAGCCTCTGCACGGGCGATATTCATGCAGGCCGGCAGCTGGCCCCTGACATCGGGCACCATGGGGATACGCGCTAACCGATCACCCCAGCACCGCTTGGCTCTTGGGCCGGGTTAGCGGGGATAGGGCTATGGGAGGAGCGTAGAGTGGAACCAGAGCTGAGCGGATTTGACGAATTTTGGCGCATTTATCCGCGGCATATTGCCAAGCAGGCTGCAATTCGCATGTATAAACGCGCGCTGAAATTGGCATCGCCGGCGGATATATTGCGCGGTGCGATGCAGTATGCGGCCGAGCGTAGCGGGCAAGACCAGGCTTTCACAAAACACCCAGCAACGTGGCTCAACGGCGGCTGCTGGGAGGATGAACCGACAAGGAGCACCAATGGCGCAGGAAATGCAACGATGGACGCCTTCGACCGAATTATCGCCGGCAGCGAAGTGGGAGCGGGCGGTCATGAAGGTCCGACACTCGACCTCACCGCAGAGGGCGGCCGAGCTCGGCAAGCAATTGGTGGGACAGTGGCCGCACGCGAACCCGCCGAATCCTGGGGCCTATTCACTTTCGATCGCAAAGACCCTTGAAAAATACCCGCTTGGCGTAGTCG